ATGGGCAGGCGCTCGATGCGGTCATGGATCACCACAGGGGGCGTCAGTTCACGGGGAGCGTTCACAGTTCACCAATCCAGAAAGTTGCCCACTAGCGAAGGATCGCGCTGCGAATGACCCGCAGTAGAGGGTCCTGGGAAGGACCCAACCCGGGGGGGTCGCCGGCTCATCGAGCCGTCCTCATCGCATCGGCCAGCGCGCGCGCGAGGTTGGCCTGGAAGCGCTGCGCAACGATGGGCCGCGCCATCTCGCCGAGGTCGAGGCGCTTGCTGTACTTGGCTGGTGTGTCCTCGAAGAGGATCACGGGGATCAGCTTTCCCGGCCCGCCGTCAACGCCAGGCACACGGCGCCAGATGCCCAGCGGCGCGTTCTGCCAAGCATCACCGCGCGGCACGCCGAAGAACAGCTGCAGCGGCTTGGCGCCCTTGCGCCGGTTGCCCTGCACGTTGAGCCGCTTGGCCAGGGCCGCGCTGAGCTGGCCGTTCTCGGCCGCAGCCTTGAGCTTGGCGATGGTGCCGCGCGGGATGTTGCCAAAGGCGTTCAGCTGGATGTTGCCAGGCAGGCGGATGCCGCCCTCGCGCGGCATGTAGATGCCGCCCTCGGCCTGCAGCTTGAGGTACTTGGACTGGATGGGCCGGAAGCCCACCTCGGCCACCAGCTCGTCGCGCCGGGCCGCCTTAAGGTAGGTGCCTTGCTTGGTGAAGGTGGTGGGCCGGTCAAACACCTGGTCCAGCTCGGCAGGGATGGCTGAGCGGATCTCCTGCGCGGTCTTGGTCAGGGCCACTGCGGCCGCGTAGCGGGCTTGCTTGTCAATGAAGCCGCCCAGGCCTTGCAGGCCGCTGATGTCCACCTGAATCCTCATTGCAGCCTCCCGCGTGCAGCACGGCCCGTAGCGCCCAGCGCCGCCGGCCTGTTACCCGGCAGCGCCCCCACCGCCACATCACCCTCGGCAATGCGCAGCACGGGGCCACGGCTGCGCTGGCTGGCCAGCCAGGTGTCGGCTGCACCCTGGCCTGCATCAGCCACGCGCTGGGCGTGCTCACGCTGCAGGCGCAGGCCTTCACGCAGTGCAGCATCCACCCAGGCCTGGCCAAAGAGCAGCCGCATCTCGTCCATCAAGGCCGCTGCGGCTGGCATCTTTTCCCTTAACGCTCCTTTTTTTTGCTCACTCATGGGGTGGTTACGGGTAGTGGGTGGGGGTTACGCGACGGGTTACGCGAAAACCCGCGTGGTTACGCGAGTTGCGCGGTTACGCGTGTTTTTTGTTTTCGTGAGAGAAATGCTTGGGGCGGTTTTGCTCACGTGTGCGCGCGGAGCAAAGTCGCGTAACTCGCGCAACCACGGGGCCTTCTCGCGTAACCGCTCGCGTAACCGCACCCGCAACCAAGCAACCAGATAGGCAGCCATCACGTGCCGTCCTCCTCAGCCTTCGGCCCGCCCAGGTGGCGCACGAACTTGGCCAGGTCAGCCTCGAAGGCCACGGTGCACTCCTTGGCCCATTCGCCCAGCGTCTGGCCATCGGGCGGCTTGGCCTCGCCTGGGATCCACACGCGGATGACCTGCTTGCCGCTCTGGCCCTGGTCCAGCTTCACCGGGTGGCAGCGCAGCTTGCCGCGGGCGGCCTTCTCCACGCCCTTGCTGAACACCACCTGCGGCGGCGGGAAGCGCTCGCCCGTGCTCTGCGACCAGCGCTGGAAGGCGCGGTACAGCTGCTCGGTTGAACAGACTCTGAGAGGGAGAGGGAGAAACCCGCCCACCCATTCACGCACGAAGCGCTCATGCGGGCGCAGCCCCAGGTCGATCAGGTCGGCCTTGGCCCGCGTCATGGGCGGAATGTCGAACTCGCTGAAGCCCTCCATGGGCAGGCGCAGCAGGAAGTCGTAGAACGCCTCGCGCCCGCCGTTGGCCAGGCAGTGCGCCACGCGGGCGTACAGGCCCTGCTCATCGCGCGGCGGCGTGTACACCACCAGGTATCGCCGGTCGCCCGGCTCCAGGGCCAGGGGCTGCTGGTCGTTGCTGAGAAAGACCACGTTGCAGTGGTTGGCCTCGGTGCGCAGCGGCATCATCTTGGCGTTGATCTGGATGGTCTCGCCCGTGATGAAGGCCTTGAGCTTGTTCTTCTGGTGGTACAGCTCGGCCCGGGCCACCACCTCGTCACCGATGAGGAACAGCTTCATACTGGCCCAGTCGTTGAACTTGTCTTCGAGCTGGTCTTGGCCCACCACCATGGCGTACTTGCCGTAGATGGCCGCGACCACCTCAAACAGCAGGTTCTTGCCCGCTCCCTGCGGGCCGTGAAAGACCAGGGCGCTGCGCATCTTGCAGCCCGGGCGCTGCAGCGGCAGGGCCAGCCAGCGCAACACCCAGGCGCACACCTGGGCGCACTCCTCGGGCGTGGCCGCGCTTTCGCTGCACAGATACTGCAGCAGCTCCAGGATGGGCCGGCAGTCGCCCTTGGCCGGCTGCATGTCAAAGCCGTCGAAGAGGTTGATGCACGGCGGCGCGAGGTCTTTGCCGGGCTCAAACTGCAGCTCCTCGGGCTTGACCATGCAGCGGTCTGGGCTGTTCAGCCAGGCCTTCACCGCGTCATTCGTCATGGCCAGGCGCAGCGCGTTGACGGGGACGATGCGCCGCGTCTCGTCGTCCCACACCGTCTGCGTGCCGTAGATCAGGTGGAAGGACTCCATCAGCCGGCTCACCACGCCCGGGTTGGCCGTGCGCGGCTTGCGTGGCCGGCCTGCGGGCCTGGGCGGTGCCGCCTTGCCGCTGCCCGCCTGGCCGGCCAGCAGGCGCTCCAGCATGGCCATCATGGTGTTGCCCCCACCCCCCTCTGTGTGCGCAGACGCGCCGGCCGGTGGGGTGGAGGTGTCTTCTGTCATGCGGATGACGTTCTCAAGCGGCTGCATGGGCCAGCACCTCTGATCCGAGGGTGTAGAACGCATGGCGCAGCTGGCGCTGCACCACGCCCAGACCTGCACTCAAGTGCAGGTCGTTGAAGTCGGTGTCCTTCGCGCCCCGCTCGCGGGGCTTGAAGATGGGCCACGTGTAGTGGCACTCGGCCACGGCCTTGGCGGTGGCGTGCGCCTTGTGGCGCCCGGGGTTGCCCTCGGTGCGCCAGTCGTCATCGGCACAGATCAGGATGGGGCACTGCGGGTACAGCTCGCGCAGCAGCGTGGCCACGGGCTGCAGGTTGCCGGCGTCCAGCGCCACCACCACCGGCAGGCGGCGCTGCACCGCCATGCGCAGCGTGAGCGCCGTGGCGTAGCCTTCGGCCACCAAGATGGGCTCGCCCACCACCACGTGGCCCAGGCGCAGGCAGCAGCCCGGCTTCTCGAAGCCCTTGGTGAAGCGCTTGGTGCCGTCAGGCCTGATGACCTGCAGCGCCTTCAGCGCTTGGTCGCGCGGCTGGTCATACCGCAGCAGCGGCACCACGATGGCGCCGTCACGCAGCCAGCGGCAGCCCTCGGGCTCCACCGCCTTGCGCTGCAGGTAGGGGCTGTGGCCCGTGCGGGCCGCGCTGGCCCACAGCTCGGCCGCCGTCATGGCCGCCTGAGCAGCGGCCTGGGCGCGGGCGGCAGCATCGGCCGCGGCCTGCGCCTGGCGGCGCTCTTGCAGCGCCTGGCGCTCGTCTTCGCCTATGCCCTTCCAGTCCACGTCCACGCGGTGGCGCTCCTGGCCGCGCCAGTCGCCAAAGCTGCCGGTGACCACGTAGGTGCCGCCCTCAGTGCGCACCTCGCGCAGGCGATACCACTGGTTCTTCTTGGGGCCAAAGCGGCGCACCTTGCCGCTCAGGTCCAGCGGCTGCGGTGGCTCCTCCAGCCCGGCGGCCAGCATCTGGCCGATGACGTCCTGGCCCGTCAAGGCGCGCCCACCCGGGTGAGCAGGCGTGCAGCCACCCGCTCGTTCATGTCAAACCCGTCCACGCTGGGCCCCAGGCGGATCACCCGGTTGGCCTCGTCCACGTAGCCAAAGCCAAGCAGGCTGTCGGCCCGGTCGCGCGTGGGCGGCTCGATGCGCAGCAGCTTGCACACCCGGCCCATGCGGGTGAGGTACAGGTTGCCAATGCGCGCCTCAAACAGCACTTGCTTCTGGACGGGGCCTCTGGCCCGGCCGGCGGCGGCTTCGCGGCTCACGCGTTGGCCAGCCATCAGCAATCGCCCCCGGCGTGATGAAACTCAAGCGTGCAAGGCGTCATTGCGCAAACCATGTCGCCATGGCTCAGGGAAGAAGAAAAAACGCGCCGCCCGCCGGCTGGCGTCATCGGCCAGGGAGTGGAGCCGCGCACAGCACGGCGGGCAGCGGGGATCGCGCCCCGCCAGCGTGGCGCAAAGGGCCTGCACTCCAATGGCAGATGCTGCAGGCCGGAGACACATGGAAAGCGGGCGAAGGGTGGGCGCCCTGCCCGGTGTACGCTGGAGGTTCCGCAACCACCCAGCCCCAGGAGGGCGCCCATGACCTTAAAGACCATCACCGTGGCAGAACTGCGCGTGCGTCTGCTGGAAGAACTGAACGCCCTGCCCGACGACGCACTTGTCACCTTCGGCAATGGCGATCTTTCGCTGTACCGGCTCAAAGAGCGGGGGCCCATCAACGGGCCGCGCGTGGTGCAGATCGAGTTCAACGAGGTCTACCGGGTAGTGACCGAAGGCTGAGCCGGCTGTTCCGCCACGCTGGCGGGCAGGCCCAGGTACTCACGGGTTTCTGCCAGCGCGGTGGGCCAAGCCCTGCGCAACACATCGTCGAGCGGGGCAAAGTTGAAGAGTGAATCCGTGCGCTCGCCGCGCCGCACATCCAGCGAGGCCCGGCCGTCCGGGTACACGATCATCAGCAGGCCCACCGCGCCTTCAGGCGCTGAGCCGTTGGGCGGGCATTTGCACGGCATGGGTTTTTCATTCGCGCGGACCAATTCCGGCACCAACGCCTGCGCGGCGGCTTGCACAGCTTCTTGCGTTCCCCTGGCGCCACCAAACATGTCGCCCGAAGCGGTTCTTTGCACAACGATGCCAATCCAAGCGCTCATCTCAAGCCGCCTCCTGCACAGCCACCACAGGCCGGGCAACGTCGATGGCGGGGCGGCCGGCGGGGTGCGGCCAGGTGGGGTCTTGAATGCGGACCCACGACACGTCGGGGCGCAGGGCCTCCACGGTGTGGGCGCCGCGGGTGGCGCGCTCAATGGCCGGGCAGCGCTCGGGGGGGATGCCGCGCTGGCGCCACTCGATCACGCTTGGTGCCTTGCAGCCCACCAAGCGCGCTACTGCGGCAGGTCCACCTAATTCCTGAATCACGTCCATGGGCGCGATCATAGGTGCACCTAGCATCTACACGCAAGGGGTGCCTATCAACTTTCCTCGTAGGCTCTCCTAATGAGCACACTTCAAGAGCGCATCACGCTGGCTTTGCACAGCCATCCAGCAAGGCCTAGGCAAGCAGACCTAGCGCGTGCGTGCGGAATAGCGTCTGCATCGGTGACGGCTTGGTTCAAAGGCGAGACAAAGAGAATGAAAGGCGACACATTGCTGAAAGCCGCTCGCTTTCTCGAAGTGCGCGCCGAGTGGCTTGAATCAGGCCTTGGGCCCATGAGGCCAGAAGAAGGTGAACCAACCAGCAGGCTGGAGGTTCGCGAGGCCGCCAGCGCCTTGGTGACCCCGCTGCCTCGGCCCAGCCTGCGCTCGGCGCTTGAGGTGCTGTGCACCGCGTTGGCGGTGATACGGGAACCTGAGCGCCGAGAAAGCGTGGGCACGTTGCTGAGGGCCTGCGCAGTGGGCGGCGGTGACACCTCCTACATTGACGCCATCCTTGCTACGCTGCGCGTGCACCAAACCCCCCAGGCAGCGGCGAACGGGTCGCAGTAGCCCGTGTCTATCCTTGGCCTGCGATACCGCTTAGGCAATAGGCCAAAAGTTACAGCAATCTGCCACCACCGCATCGCCACCCTCGGGTGGCTTTTTTGCGGCCGGCAAACGCCAGTGGCCAAACTCTGCAACTGATTTTGCGCAAAAAGCTAGGCGTGCCTATTGACAGGTTAACTAGGCACACCTAGCATTCCATCCACGCCCCACGAAAACGGCAACGCCGGGGGCCGAGGATGCGATGGACCACCACCTGCAGGATGATCTGGCGGCTCTGTATGCCGCCCTGGCCCGCGACGCAGCGGCCCAAACCCGCGCCGAGCGCGCAACCTGTAAGCAGCGCTTACAAGCTCATCGCCCCACCACCTTCGCCCAGGCCCTGGCCGCCGTTGGGGAGGCGCTGCTGTGAGCCGCGCCCGCACCGAGCAGATCGCCAGCGTGATGCTGGCCCTCGTCCTGGGCGTGCTGTTCACCCTGGCGCTCGTCCACTGGGTTGACCTGGAGGGCATTACCAGCGAGCGCACCACCGCCGCCACGGCTAGCCTGCTGGCGCTGCCTGGGCAGTGGCTGCGCAGGTACTGGGCGTGGGTCAAGCACCACGTCACGCTGGACACCGAGCGCCGGCAGCTTAAGTGGATTGAGGACGACATCAAGCACATGGAGGCCGAGCTGGCCTTCCTGCCGCAGCACATTCGCTACCTGCGCGGCGAGGCGCAGCGCCTGCGCGTGTGCGTGGCCATCCGCGAGCGCCAGGGCTCGCAGGCGGAGCCCAACAGCACCGAGGTGCAGCCATGAGCGCCTGGGTGGAGGGCGTGGTGGAGCGCACCTTCCGCTGCAGCAGCACCGCCCCGGCCGCGCCGGGTTGGCAGGCCCAGGTGCGGGTGGTGATCCGTCAACACATCAACGCCGGCCCGCGCGTGCACGCCGTGCTGAGTTGCGGCTATGGCGAGGCCGGCGAGCAGGCCGCCACGCTGCTGCGCCGCCGCCTGAAGGCCGGCCGCACGTGCACCGCGCAAGGCAAGTGGCTGGCGCCGCTGGAGGGCAGCATGGACTTGCTGCTGGTGGGGTGCCATGAGGTGCATACCGAGGAGGCCACCACTGCCGGCCAGCCTGAGCCGGCCACGCTGGAGGCCGCGGCATGACCCACGACATGACCCTCATCGGCCTGACCGGCCGCGCAGGCACCGGCAAAGACACGGCCGCCGCCTACCTGTGCGCCCGCTACGGCTTCGCCCAGGCCAGCTTTGCGGACCCCATCCGCAGCATGGTGCTGCTCATGCTGGAAGAGGCCGACATCGACCACGCCTGGCTGACCGAGCGTGCGCTCAAAGAGGCCGAGATCCCCGAGCTGGGCACCAGTGCGCGGGCGCTGATGCAGACCATCGGCACCGAGTGCGGGCGCATGCTGCACCCTGACATCTGGGTCAACCACCTGCAGCGCCGCCTGGGCCTGCCTGAGCAGCCCGTGCACGACCGCGTGGTCATCAGCGACGTGCGCATGTTCAACGAGGCCGCCTGGGTGCGCCGCCAGGGCGGCACGGTGCTGCGCCTGAGCCGCATGCAGGCCGACGCCGTGCGCGGCCATGCCAGTGAGGCGTCCATCGAGCGCCTGGTGGTGGACCACGACATCACCAACGACGGCGAGCACTTTGCCGGCCTGCACGCCGAGCTGGACGGCCTGATGGCGCACCTGGGCATCGAGCCGCGCGAGGGGACCTGGGGCGGCCTGCGGCTGGACCCGAGCCAGGCGGTGGACCACGAAGGCGGGGTGGATTGAGCCATGAGCCGCAAGCGCAGCCGATACCGCCCCTACGGCGTCAACCCCACGGCGCATCTGGTGGCCATCCAGGGCGCCAGCCTGCTGAGCCTGGACGACCGCACGCGGTGGGCGTTGACGCTTGAGGGCGCCATTGCGGCCATCCGCACGGCCACCGCCACCGAGGCGGACTGGCGCACCGTGTTCGATGCCGTCAACCTGGTGGAGCAGCTGGTTCTGATGCGCAAGGCGCAAGACCCGGCCGGCCTGGTGAAAGCCGCGCAAGACGCCAGCATGGCCATGCTGGACCGCCAGCGCGCCACGGGCGTGCGCTCCGCCAGGTCAAGCGAACTGGCTGCCCTGTCAGACCTGCGCGCTGCCTGGGTGGCGCTGATGGACGGCATCACCCACAGCGAGCGCCTGGACGCCGACATGGCCGTGGCCCGGCGCGTGCAGCATGCTCTGGCGGGCGGCATTCCGGGTGCCAAGCTGGTGGAGGCGTTGGCGTGATGCAGACCCAAACCAAGCCGCTGCACAAGGGGGGTGGCAAGTTGCCCCCACCCTGCGCCCGCTACGCCGTGGTGGTGCACCCCGGCACGCTTTGGCAGGAAGTGGACCAGTACTGCAGCACGCTGCAGAACGCCATCAGCTGGCAGCGCGACATGTTCCCGCACGAGATCGGCACGCCCACCGATGTGATGCGCGTGCTGCCGGACGGCACGCTGACGACGGAGCTTTGACGGCCATGACATACGTATCCGACGCACGCGCCGAGGCAGACGCCCGCCGCGAGCGCGAGTGCTACCAAGACGGGCGCCTGCTGATGCTGCACCACAACGGGCGCATTGCTGGCGGCAAGTTGCACCCAGACGCTGGGCGCATTGGTCGCATCGTCAGTTGCGAGCGCATGCCGGACGGACGGCCCGTCAAGGGCGGCAAGTTGGTGGTGGAGTTTTTCAGCGACGACCTGGTGGGCTCGGCCACGTTTTGCTTGATCCCGGTAGGCCACTGGATGCCCATCTTCGACTGGATGGCCGAAGAGTACGAACCACGCGCCAAAAAGCGTGGATGGCGACTGAGCCCGCAGGGCCTCAAGATTTTCAAAAGCATGGGCTGGGAGTTCACGCCGGCCACGGAGGGAAAAGATTTGCCATGACCACCATGCACCTCCTCGACATCGAGGACCAGATCAAGGCGCTACAGGACAAGGCGCGCGAGCTGCGCACCAACGTGGACGACCCCGAGCTGCCCGCAGCCTGGCGCAAGCTGCAGAACGGCGCCAAGTGGTTCCGCTACCTGGAGCTGACGCCCAGCCAGGGCGAGCTGTTCCGCCAGGACGGCTGGGAACCGCTGTACCGCCGCCAGCGGGCCATGGACGGCTGCAAAGCCCGCGCCCTGGCCCGGGC